ATTGATCCGAAGTCTAGCGTAAGTGCAAGCTTTGCGGAAGTTACAGCCTCATCGGCTAATTGCGTGGTATCTACTCCACCGTTTGCGATACTTAATGTAGCGTCTCCAGAAGTAGCTCCTCCACTCAATCCGGTGCTGGCGATAACAGCAGTGATGTCTCCGCTTCCTCCGCTAACAAGTGTACCACCTGCGGTCGATCCGTCGTGTACATAAAGTTTCTTTTGATCTGTTGTGTAGATTAACTCTCCAGCTGCTCCAGTAAAGCTACTGTTTTGAGAGTCTGTTCCCCTGCGAATTTGTACTGCAATACTCATAATGTTTATACTATTTGTCCGTAAGAATAAGAAGCCGATATAGGATCAGCGGCTACACTCCCCCAATCATACTCCGTTGGAATGTCTGTTGCTACTTTATACCCCCGTTCAATAACAAGGATTTCTGAAAGATTAGGTGGTGGTGTATCGAACTGTATCTCATCTGCTCCACCTGCTATTGTGTAGTCGTCTGGGTCTTGTACAGCACCGTTAATAGATACCAATACAGCAGAAGAAGCTACACCGTTTGTAGTAAATGAAAGAGAGAATGTATCAATCGTACCGTCCCCTGTGAATTTATTAAAGTCTGGAGTAAGCCCAACACCCGTAGCAATAGCAGAAGCAATACCGTCTACATAAGCTTTCGTCGTAGCGTCTGCTAAAGCAGTAGGAGTACCTACATTTGTAATACGTTTGTTCTTAGCATCCCACTGTGTACCGCCTTGTTCTAATTGCAACGACGCATCATTTAACTCACTGATCTCTTCAGCAAGATAACGATTGTGTAGGTACGCCCTGTCTAACTCCGATTCCGTTAATACAGAACCATTTACAAAGTCTACAAGGTTATCACTGGGTTGGCTCTTTCTGCGTACTCGGACATTCTGACCTTCCGTAACACCGCTAAGTATTTTTACTTTGATAGGTGTGCTAGTCGTAAGTTCAATGTTTGTATTCTCAACACCGTCAACTTCTACAGTTACGTGTTCGTCTTCTAAATAATCGAAAGCTATAGGGAATCCGTTACTGATCTTATCAGCGTCCGCTTCATAGTCAAAGTATGTTCGTGGGTCAGCCATGATGTTAAGTGTATATTATTAATTATTGAGTGAGAAGAGCAAGTACATCTTCACGGGATACGCCAGATTGTAAACTTTCCGCTACTTGTCTATTAAGTTCTGCAATTTCTGGAAACTCATTAAACATTTCAGCTTTAGCGGCATTTCTGTATCTATCTATAATTCTTCTAATGTATGTAACTCTTTTACTAGGAAGACCACTAAAAGATTTAGGATCAAGTGCTTGGTATCTTTTATCTTTTATTAAATCACCTAAAGCTTGTCGCATAGTTCTACCGTTTAGCACTACTTCAGATGATAACTCTAACCATCTATCGTAAGCACTTCTACCATTAGACCCAATAAAATCTGTAAGTTCTATAACTCCTTTATGTTTAGTAGAAGGCATAGAAAACCCATGACCAACATTAGCAAGTTCTTTAGCTACAACATCATTATTATCAATACCGAATGCTATAGGATTTAATGGGTTTAATATACCTGCTAATCCTTCAAAGTATTGTTTTACAACAGGCTCTCCTAAAGGACTGCGTTTTAAGTCTAAAGTAGTACCCGGTATTTTTCTAAGTACTATATCAGCGAAACCTCTTATTTCCTTCATCTCTTGATCGCCTGTTATAGACTGTCCCTGTGCTAAGATATTAGGAAGAAAAGCAGCAGTCATGCCGCCCGCATATTTACCAGCAGGTGTTTGTCCTCTCAATACGCTTAAAACTTGATCTAAACCCGATAAATAAGATTTGCTAGTAAAGTTTCTAATACCAGTCCACATACCAATAGCCATCAGTCTTTCCAAATCAGACTCGTCAGCACTAGTTAATTTATTATCTTCCGCTAAATCTTTAATATCAGCATATACACCGATCATAGTAGCAAGTGGATCAAGTCTTTGATAACTAACCCAAGTATTCCCAAACTTTATACTATAAGGGAGATTTCCGGCATTTAACCACATCTGTCTTTGTTTGTAATCTTCAGGACCACCTCCGTTTATACGATCTCCGAACATATGCACAGCACTAAACAGAGCTGCGTTCAACATAGTACCAAATGCTAATTTACCCCTCGCCTCTGCTCTAGCAATAAGATCTGGAGTCCCGTCGTCTTTAACAGCTTTTAGTTGTTCAAGCATCGATTTACGAGCTTGCTCTAGACCTTTCCCTCCGTTCTCTAAAGCTTCTATTCTAGCCTTGTAACTAGGCTCTAATTTAGACCAAGCATCCGATGCTCTTAGCTTGTTAATAGCTAATCTTGTCGGTGCTGATAATCTATCGAAAGAGAATTTTAAGATATTTGTAGGAGTCCTAACGAAAGGGGCCACTAAGAATCCTATTTTCGTCTTAGTAACTAAATTTTGTACAGCAGCTCCGATTGGACCTAACTCAGCAGAGAATGAAATTTCTTCAGCAGCCCTAACATTTGGATCAATAAAATCTTTAGTAAGTTGTATCAAAGCTGCGTTATCTTCTAAATTTTCATCAACCAAACCTAACTCTCTAGCTCTTTCTAACTTAGACGCTTTTTCTCTTTGTACATAATCAGCTACTGCTTTTGATTTATCAGCTGGAGTTTGGAATGGTCCTTGTACCAATTCATCGGCTTCCCTAAATAGAGCTTGTTCTGAAAAATTTCTATTTGATCTAGTTACTAAAGCTTCAAATGAGTCATGTATATACTTAGCTATTTCTTGCGGTTCCCTAAGACCTAGGTCGTAAGCTTTTAAAGTTAACTGTGCATAAGCTCTACTTCTGTATTGGTTCGACTTCCACATTTGATCTACCGAGAAATTAAACCTATTAGGTAATCTAACCCATTTCCCTGCATAATCTATGGCTTCTTTAATACCGTCGGAAATTTCAGTTCCTAATATTTGTTGTACATTCTTGCCCGTTATTGATCCGATACTAGAACCAGTACCCTCAACAAAAGCGGAACCTGCATCTCCTATAAATTGAGAACCGTCTGTCTTCCAAGCTTTCAAAAAGAAACTTACTTGCTCTACTAAACTCATAGAAGAACCCCATGCATTAGCAGTAGCTTGCTTTACGGCAGGGTCGGCACTCATCCAACCTCCTATAGACCTTTCAAAGTTTTTAAGATAGTGAGCTAATCCTGTGCCTAGGTAGTTAGTAGTAAGTGTCCTCGGTCCCCACATAAGTGAGTTCTTGTAGTACTCTTGTAACATATCTAACATCTTACCACCAGCTGTACCACGCACTTGTTTATTCACGCCAATAACAGCAGCAAATATATCATCACCTCCATTTTGTTCGGCAATCAATATACCTTCTACCATTTTGTCCATTGTTAGACCACCCCTCTTGCTGAGGTATTCTTGTCTGAGCTGTGCGTTTTTAATCTCTGCGTCACTTAAAGTAACTTTCGTACCCATCTTAACGCTTTTTAAACCCCGACCAAAACCACTAGCTAATCCTGAATGCCCTGCTTGAATATGTAACTGCTGCTCAAACAAACCTTTTAAACGGGCCTCCATAATTTCCCGATCTTCTGGCGTCATTTTAGCTCCGCTATTTTTATAGTTCTTAGCTATGTCTATTATTTCTTGTCCATTCTCTAAAGCTAACTTTTTAAGAGCTGCCATTCTAGAGGTTATACGGAACAAAGTAGTTTGGTCTTTTCTGGCAGCTTCAACTAAACCTGTCAGATATTTACCATCTGCCCCTAGTAAGTTAGCTAACTCCATAATTGCCCCTTCTTCAAGAAGCTCATCAGTTAATTCTTTCATTTTCCTACCGTCTTTAAGTAACTCATCAGCCATAGCATCTTGTAACTGAGCTACTCCTTCTACTTGTAAACCAGCTGGTAATTTAGCTGTTTGTTTAGCTAATCCTTTTACAGCTTGTTTGCCACCTATCTTCAAAGTAGAAGTATCAACATCCTTAGCAAATTTACTGATTGTATCTTTTAATTCTGGAAGGTCTGAAGTAGTGCGTAAATATCTAAACCTTTGATCTAAATTATACTGTCGTTGTTTTACGATATTCCTTTGAGCTAGAAAGTCGTTAAATATCTTACGCTGTTGTTTGAAGCCTAACTTAGCCTGTAAAGAAGCAAACAAATCTTTTAAAATTATAGCTACATCTCTTGCAATTTGTTTAAAACCCCTAGCTGTAGCTCTATCAAACTCGCCTTTACCAGACCTAGCTAAAAACTCATCAGTCATTAATTCAGCAAAGTATTCGTCTATATCTAAATATCTATAGTTATTATCTGTAAATTGATTACCTGATAAAAAATCGTCTAGCTCTTTAGGTAAATCTTTAGGTCTTTTGGGGAGTTTGAGTAAGTCTTTTAAACTATCAGACCTCATTAATAAATCTTGTGTTCCTTCGTCTAATTCCACACCAAAACTTTTAATATATTTCAGTCTTTCTCTTTTAAATTCTTTAGTGAGTTTATCTAAATCTGTTTTAGGTAAGTAACGGCTCAAGCTATGCCATAATTCGTGTATAGCTGTTCTTTCTAATCCGCCTCTTTCCACCATGTCTTTACGAAGTTGCATGATGTTTGATCCCCAGTTGTATCTACCTTCCGATGATATTTTATTTGTCACTGATATTTTAACATCACCAAACATACGCTCACCTAGAACATCTATAAACTTCTCTACTTCCTCAGCTCCTTCAATGTCGCCTCCAAGAGCAAACTTTTTAATAAGCCTTTTCTTTAATATCCCAGCACCTTTAGGTTGTAATTCAGCTAAACCCGCCTCTGGGTATGTTTTAAATGGGGGTGGTATTATTCTTATAGCTTCATCGAAATCATCTACTAAATCAGGA